TATATATTAAAATAATCTCTTAATTGGTTTTGCAAATCCCTTAAGTATATCTACTATTTCTTTGTTTAATATTTCTATTACTTTGTCTTTTGACCTAGCTGCACTATTGGCAAAATGGCTTCGTGGACTATTTTTAAAATTAGTACCAAACTCTAATTTACGCGCGTAGGGTAATGAACTAAATACTGTTGCCTCTTCCTTTTTAAAATCTATTCCAACAGAGTTTAGAAATCTTCCTGTATCTACACTTGCATGTTCTGCGGCACGTCCAGCAATTGATTTCTTTACTTCTCCTTGAACATAAATAGATGCCCTGGCTACTCCCTTTGTCATACCAAGTGTTGCATCTTTACTTTTTTTAGACATTAATTTCTTAAGTTCAGGAATTCCTATTACTTCAATAGACATAGTTTTTGCCATTAAGTTAAACTGCCAGTTAATCGTCTAATGAATTGTTTTTTGTAAACCGGTAATCCTTCGACTTCTTTGACATTACCTCCATCTTCTATTGTTGTGTATAAATCACCTGCAGGGCTACCTATTTGAATATCAACTGACTGAGTAGAACCTGTAAAGAGCAATGAGCCGTTTACATATATTTTCTTGTCTGAATCTATGATTTTACCTTGTTGTAGTAATACACTGTCACTGGAACCTTGTCTTGTGTTTAAACTAAAGATTACTCCGCTTGTCCACAGGCTAGTTCCTGATTGTGCTAGAGTAACTTCGTCATCCCATACGGACCCAGGAGTTATATTAAAATATCTTATTCTACATTGAGTCCCGGCTAGATCTATTGTTCTATTTAACGCCTTGATTAATTTATCGTGTACTCCCATTAGCTTATACTTCTCGCAAATCTAGCTTTTCGGCCTATATTTTTGAGATTGTCCATTGCTAACTGTCTAAATTGATTAGGTGTTTCTTTAGAAAGACTTGATAGAAAATTAAGCGCACTTGTTTGTGCTGAAGCCTTAGCATCCATACTTAATTCATCTAATTTTATATTATCTATATCATCTGTTCCTGATGCTACAATTACTGCGCCGCCTGAAGTAGCTACTGTACTCGCCCACGCGAAGGACTCTTGGATTGCTTGTGCTTTAGAAAAATTTACTATTGCACTTTGATAAACTGGACTGATAGAATTAGAACCGATTGATTGTCCTGTATAATTAGACACATCTAGTAAAGACATATTAACTGTTTCTACCATATTACCAGAGATACCTAAAGGTAATACAAAACTTTCATTTATATGAATAGCTATTGAACCAATTGTACTTAATCCCATTATAATTTTAACCTCGCTATTTTTGATATTTCTCCGTCTGTTATAACTCTATTATAAGTTCTTGCACTTTGCATCTGTCCTAGAAAGAAATTAGCACCACCTTCATTTCCAAAAGTTGTTCCAACCAGTGCTCCACCAGTATATGTTGTTATTGCTGCTTCGTCTTTTAAAACACCATCAATATATATCTTAATTTTATCATTTTCTTTCCAAGTGATAGCACAATCTGTCCATTTCCCTTGAGTTATATCGGTAGTCTCTGCAACTCGCCAAGTTCCAGAATGATATATAAATCTAATTTTTGATAGAGCAAAATCTATCATAAAAAAACTTTTATCAAAAGAAACTACAGCATTAGCTGTAGCTACAGTATCATCTTTCTTAAATCTTATACAACAACTTCCTTCAGTAGAACTTACTAAAGAACTAGAAACCACCTTTGTGCTAGCACCATTAAAATCTAAAGCATCTGGATTTAATCCATTTACTCCTGCAGCATTAGCTCCATCTGTAATTATGCCATCAGCAAAGTTTGCTCGGTCAATTGCAACGCTAGAACCATTTTTAGCATCGTCTAATTTCCAATAGCCTACTAGACCTCTATTAATATCTACACTACCTGGAATCTCGTAATGAGTCATTAAACACCTCTACCTGTTATGTGTGTTGTGACTGTTGATGTTCCGCCTTCTCCTGTTAGAGTTGTTCTCATAAAAGGGAAGTTTGCTTCATAAACGTAACTGTCTGTTTGAGCAGATGCTCCAGATGTATAAGATTTTGTATCTATATTAAACCAAGTAGATTTGTCTGGACTTGATTCGATGCTTACCGTAGCACCACTTGTTGTAGAAGTATTTACATAAACGGTCTTTCGCGTTATTCTAGAAACATTAAATGCTGAACCATTAGTATTAGTAGTTACTGCGTCTAAGTTGACTTTATTAAATATATCAGTTGCCATTAAGATACAGAACCTAATGTAACCCAGGTACTACCTCCAATTCCGCCAATTGCCATATAGTAATCACCATTTGCAGAGTCCCAGATAATATCAGAACCTGTTTGTGCAACACATACATCACTAGGATCACCTATTGCGATATTTCTTACACCTCCAGGTATAAAACCTGAACCTGTTCCATTTCCTGCTCCATCCATTGTACCTACTAGCACGTTGTTTGTTATTATTGTCATTTTTTCCTCCTTTTCAGTTTATACCTTGTGGTAGGGGTTTTTGATTTCAGCAGATTTCCCAAAACTGCGTGGTTTTAAGTAGATTGAATCTAACTTGATGTAATCTTAGAGATTGCGTTAGTTCTTAGTACCTTAACATCAATTCGTTGAGTCAATACTGCTCCTTCCATATCAAATGTAGGAAGCGTAACATTTTCAACCGAGATGTCTCTTGCGATAGCAATACCATAGGCATTTTTTCTATCGAATACATAAGAACTTGTTGCGACTGCATTAACTCCTGCGTTAGTGCTATATCTTGCAACATTTAATCCGAAAATAGTACCTACATATCCTCGACTCATTAATTCAGTATTACCTGCCTTATTTGCGTCAACGAATGTATCGATGTTCATCAAATCTTGATGCACTTCGTTCCCAATTAAGTAATCACTTGGCATATAATCTTCTCCGTCTTCAACGTTAAAGATTGCTTCTGCAACATTCGCTAGTGTAACTTGCGATCCACCTGCAACTGTATTAGCAGCATTGTCCAATTGACCCAAAACTAAGTTAGTCTCGTTCTCTGCGAATCTCCGTCCAGCTGTAGCTAGATTAATACTCTTCAAATCAAATTGAGAGTCTTCAATCATTTCTCTAGTAATTCTAATTGCAACACCGTATTTAACTGGTGTGTAAGTAACTGTACTAAAGTCACTATTGTCCATAACAACTTCTGCTCCTTCTCCAACTTGTCTTAAACTCATTGTGTCAGGAGTTTCTAAGTTCTTAGTCATTGTGCTACCTGTGAACTGTGAAGGTCCGATAACTTCTGCAGCCATCTCTCGTGGAATTAGAGCCTTTTCTTGCTCTTCCATTAAAGTTGGTAGGATTAACTTTGGAATCAATAAAGTTCCCTCAGTTCCGTCTGCTCTACTAATATATTCATTAATTTTTGACATAGCCATTTTATAAGTTAAGTCCCACTAATGCATAATTAGATGTTCCAGATGCGCTTGTAGTCTGTGCTCGTCCGATTGGTGTTGGTCCCATTGTTGTCAATGGTACTGAACCAGTGTTTAATATATTAGCGATACCTCCTGAACCATTATGTCCAACTAAAGCTCCGCCAGATACAATCTCACCAGCATTCATTAAATAATCACCTCGTCTTGCAATTGTTACAAGTTCGTTAGAACCTGCGTTATTAAGTGCCATACCGTTACATAGTCTAATATCTTGTGCTCCGATAACCTTTAAATCTCCATCAGCAAACGAGCTAATTTGAGATCCAACATCACCTGATGCTCCAGATACTTGTACTAGAAATCCTCCAGAAATTACTTCACGAGCCTTAGCTGTGAAAGTTCTTGGTACTTCTCCGTCAGTAACAACCTGTGCTCCTAGCGTATTAGTAATTTGTGAATCACTTGCCATTAGTTATAGTTGTATGACTTCCGTTCCAAAGAAAAAGACCTGTGTCCACTTTTAATAGTGTACGCTTTTTCCTCTACTTCTTCAGATTCATCTTCAGCTTCTTCTTCCTCTTTCTCTTCAGCTTTTTCCTCTTCTTTTGATTCTTCCTTAGGCTCTTCCTTAGGCTCTTCGTCAACGTCAGATTCTTTCATAGATTTAATAGCTTCAATAACCCAAGATTTTACTTTCTCTTCTGTTACTGCTGGTTCAACCTTTTCAGCCTCTTTTTCCTCAGGAGCTTCTGCTGTAGCTTCATCCTTTTTAATTTCTTCTTCTGTCATAGTTTCATTCCCCCTTTCATTACTGTTTGAATTCTCATCTTGTGAGTGTAAACCTTTGTAGGCGTTGTTAAGTGCTATTTGAAATGTTGCGCCATTGTCTGCTGGAACTGCAACTACACTTAATTCTTTAAAAGTAATATTATGAGGTACTATATCTCCGTTGTCTAATTCTTCGATGTCTTGTGGATTAACATGTGCTCCGACTGAAACAGTATTAAGTAATTTGTCTTTGATTAGTTCCTTAATCTTTGGATCCTTAACTATTGCATTGAAAGGAATGTTTTTACTATCCTCATTAAAATGTGCCATCTTAACTTTTCCAACAATTGAGTCAACTGAGTTATCATGGTCTTTAAGTAATGGTACGCCTATTAGACTAGATGCTGATTTTCTTAATTCTTCACTGATAAATTTATGTCCATTAGAAGTAGTAGTCTCGTTGATTGCTATACCGTTAATTATAAAATCTCCGTCTAGTTCCGCACTATCTTGGATAGGAACGAAATATTCAAACATTAAACTTTCTTTTTTTTCTGCCATGGTTACATAACCTATTTAAACAATAAGAATAAACTACTTATAAAAATTGGTTTAAGTAATATGTATTAATCTATACGGAGAATTATCTTAATTTCAGTGTTTTTTGGGCCGTCTACTCTAATGTCAATAGGCTCATTTAACTTGAATTTATCGAATTGGTCAGTATCAAAGTGAATAAGTTTCTGTCCACGAACAACTACTCTAGGCGCATAGTATTCTATTCCTACATGCTCAGATGTATGATAAATAAGATAACCCATTTTACTCCATAGACTGAAAGAAATCTTATTATCACTATCTACTATAACAGAATTAAGTTTTCCTTCTATAATAGGTGTTTCAAATGTTTCAGTACCTGATTCTATTTTAAAATTAATCTTTAGTTCTTTTTCCATTATACTTTTACTCTCCGTCTGATTGTTCTACGTCTTGTTGTCTGAGTGTTCTGACCTACTACACCAAGATTAGGAAGTGTTTCTCCCATTACTCCTGGGTCTGTTCCTTGGAGTGAATTAGACCTTCCTGCGTTTATTTGTTGTCCACGAGAATCAATTACAGCGGATCCTGTATAATCTTCCCAACTACCTACAACAGGAATAGTTTCTTGACTTATTGCTTTGTCTCCTACTAGATCATACTGAAGATCACCACTTCGTTTATCATAAACTACTCGTTGTCTAGTTACTTTGTCTATATGAATTGGCATTATCCCTCTAGAAACATCTTCTGTTTTAATTTAATTTGCTTTTGAGTATACTCATGAATACATTGACCGCATATCCACATATCATTAAGTAATGTAATTGCAGGATTAATTTTGCACTTAGCACATACTGGTCTATTAGAATCTGTTATCTGCATTAGTCTACTAAACCGACAATTGAACTACGACACATTGGATGCATTGGTGGCATGTTCACTCCTGGAGTTCCATCTTTAGTTAAAAAAACCTGACCGCTTAAATTGTTACATATATCAGAAGTTCTATCATCTAAAGCTGCTAAATATCTATAAGAAGTGATGTCATTTTCTAGATACATATTTTTAAGTCCTTGATTAGCTAACTTGACTGTTTCGGTTCTTGCTATATTGATTGAACGCTTATTTGCGCTTAATATTAATTTCTTTGTTCCGTCTTCTTGGAATTTAACTCTATCCTTTAGATCGATTGATTGGTTTATGTCTTTTTCTATTTGTCTTATTGTTTTGTTCTTACGAAAGCCGTCCTTTAATACTACTCGTAATTTATTAATATCTGACTTAGGCAATAGTCCTTCTGCTAAATCTAATTCTGTCAACGCTGCTAATTCATTAAACTTATCTATTCTTAATGCTTGAAGTATTTTAACAAGATAGTCTGAATAATTAAAACCGGCTATCTCTTGAAGATTAACATATTGACCTACACTCATTTCGTTTAATTGTGCTTCAGTTATATCGCATTCACCGCACTCGTGTATCTCTGGGTCTTTGTCTAATTCTTTTACTTCTTTAACTTCGACTTCTGCTGATTGTTTGGCTGTTGGTTTGACTCCGGGAACTTCTGGCTGTTTAATTTTAGTCTCTTCTTCTTTTCTAATTAAATCTTCTTCCTCTTTCTTTTCTTGTTCGTCTTTCTTCTCTGCATCTTGTGGACTAAGTAATACTCCTTCTAAATCATCTAGTCCCATTAGTTGTGCATATTCTATTTCGAGTGATGCTCTTAAAGCTGGAGAAATGTCGAATAATTTAAGTGCTTCTGTAATAACTTTTAATCTTTCGTTCTTTTCTTGTTCGTCTTGTAGTTCCCACTCGAAGTCTATCTTAGCATTTAGCCCGTTCTTACGAAGAATTGGTTGAAGTATTTTATCTTCGATTACTTCTTCTGCGATTGTTCTAATTGAATTAATAAATCGTTTAAATCCGTTATCGTTTACCTTAGCTAATCCTTCAGGGTTATTTGCTACACCTAATAGGCTCATTGGGATTTTCATACCTATTGCTATCTGTTCAAGGTCATGCATAGCGGCTTTAGTCAAGTTATCACCTACTCCAGAGAAATCAATCAAAGACATTTTAACGTTTCCGTCTGTTACCCATTCAGTAGAGTTGTTCATAAATTGTAAGTCTGATTTGAATCCATCTATATCTTCAGGCTGAACTGATTCACCAGGTTGCCCTACTGTTACATGAATAGGTGCGCCTGCTTTACGACTAAGTAGCTTATGTAAGTCAACTTCTGCGCCTGCATAGTTTTCAATTGCTACTCTGTTTGGCCATACTAATCCTATACCATAAGCATCGTTAGGGATTTTATTAATAGGTAACTGTGCAATCTGTTTAGGAAGAAATACAATTGGTTCAGACTTACCTAAGTTCATTAGACCCTTATTTCCTTTAAACTGTTTCCATCTGAGAACTTTACCTTTCTTATTACGAGTTACAAACATATTATTAGCATTCATTACTCTAATCTTCTCTTCGTCTATGTCTAATTCCATGATACCATTACCTTTAGTAACAGCTTCTTTAATCCATGGTCGCATGTTTACTTTAAAATTAGAATCATCTACAAAACTGTCTATAATTGTCTGTGCATTCTTTGGGTCAGATGCTTCTTTGTTCTTGGCAGATGTTACTGTAATAATAAAATCACCTATAACTGCATCTACTATTTTATCAACAGCTGCGCCTATAATACCAATATTAGTTGTTATTCGTTCTGCTGATTCAAATTCAAAAGGATGTTCTGACCCTAGTCTTTTAGGGAATCGAACTTCTTTGTCCATTACTTCACCTTTAAATGTTTCGTTTAGAATGTTTTGTCTATTTGCATACTCTGCGCTAGTCACTGCTAGATAGCCTTTCACCTTATTATCTTCTTTATTTGGCATGAAATATCTACTGAAACTTTCCTTTTATAAGTTGGTTTAATTGATATATATTTATTTAGCGATGTACGGACGGTAAGAACTTTTAAGGTCGAACCAACATCGCATCATTAGAGCATCACTATAATCAGTACTTCTTCCTAGCTTTTCTTTAATCTCGTCTTTGCCTACTAATTCTATTTTACCGTCTTTGTCTATGTTCTTCTGGGCTATCTGTTCTAGGTCTTCAACTATACCCTCCTTGATTTCCAGTGGAACATCATCGTATATTCTTATCTGGCCCTTTAGTATTATTTCAGCTAGTTTGAAATAACATTGAGTCTTTAAGTTACGGTAGTTATGTATCTTCTTGCTAAATTCAGTTTCAACAGGTGTAGAATTATTAACAAAACCCTTAGCATTTGGCATAAAGTCTACTACTCCGCCACCTACACCATCTTCATCTATTATTACATTACTTCTAGGTACTTTATAATAAGCTGCAGCCCATTCTAATCTTTCGACTACTTCTTTGACGCTTGATTTGTTTATTGTTATTATCTTTTGGACATAATATCCATTCCAAATAATTATAACTGTCTTGTCTGCGCCGAATCGTGCTACATCACAAGATATATAATTCTGATATTTACTAGGTAGATTATAATCATTCACAAAGATGTCTAGTATTTTATCGTATTCGAATAACTTAGCCGGGTTGTCATCATAATCAAAGTTACCGTATAATAGTCTTTCTCTTGTTATCTTGTCAGCGTTTCTTAGTTGTTCTATGTATGATGCGTCTAAATAAGGGTTATCTGTGGCTAGGGCTGGGATGAACATTCTATTCTTTGGTAATCTTCCTTCTTTCCATGGTTTGAAGTATCTTTTGTATACATGACCTTTATCTGGATTAAAAGTCTCAAGTAGCTTAGGGACTAGGCCATGTTCCTTGTTCTTACGTCTTCCAAGACGAGTTTTAAGTATTTCTATACCTTGTTGATTATTTTCGTTAGATTCGTCTACAAAGGCTCCTGTAAGCTCTAGACCACCAAACCTTGTATAAAGCGGATCACTAGGTTGGTACGCCATATCAACTAGAAATATCTGACTTCCATTCTCAAATGTAATTATATTTGTCTGACTGTTTAATGTAAAATGCTTTGATGACTCTAGTCCTAATAAATTAACTACCTGGAAGAATGATAATAGTGTAGTTTTCTTTAGATTTACTAATTCTTTACGTCCAAGTGCATACGCAACACCTGGGTATCTTTTACACATATCAAATTCCCAAACACAACCAAGAATACTCTTTCCTCCGCCAGCACCACCGCCATATCCTAGCTCAGTAATATGATTATAGCTTGGATGTGTTAAAATGAGATAACCTTGTGCCTGTCTAGGTGTTAACTCAAATACTTTCATTATTCGTACCTTTCTATTACTTTCAGAACATCACTTGGTCTATATAATGCTAACTCACTGAATAATATCTTCATAACTTCTTTTACTTGTGCTATTGATATATTCTGTTTTCCGCCTTCTTGTAATGTTATCTCTTTTGCTAATTTGTTTAGATTAATTCTCATTGTACCTCCTTCAATAATTCTTCGACTTCTTTAGGTATTATAATCTGATATGCATTGTTATTTTGTTCGTTCTTTGTTATATTAAGATTGTTCTGTACTGTTCTTGGTCTTACTACTTCTAGTCCATGCTTTGCTATAGATACAAGTTCAGGATTCTTAAGTTGTTTGTCTTTTAACTTTTCTAATAACTCTTCAGATGCTAGTCTTCCTAGTTCTGTTTGTAAATTGATTAATTCATTGGTAGTGTTTTTTACGCTATTCTGTATGGCTTCTTTTTTTATTTCATCCCATTTGTTATCTTTACGCCATCTTATTATTGTTGTCTTGTCTGTGTGTAATTGTTTAGAAATCTTATATATAGGTACGTTACTTATATATAATTCAAGTGCTTTATTTTTAGTCTTCTGTGGTTTCATTTGTATGTCCTTACATTTATTGTATTATAAACTCTGTTTGTGAATTCTTGGAATTGTTTTTTGTACATGTCTGCTTGTATTTCTGGTACGTCGCATTTCATTAGACTTTGTTTGAAATCTTCTAAGTTGAATCTTTCTTCTAGTTCGTCTCTTGATCTTTTTATTCTATTACTTATTTTAGTCATATCCAAATTTCCCTACTACTATATTATTGTATATATAATGGTCGCATTTAAAATTTAATCCATTACACTCTAGACAAGGTAAGTAGCAATTTACTTCATCTATGTCTTTTCCTTCTGCTAAGGTTCTCTCTATTTTTATGTTTGATATTCTTAACCATTCACATTCCCCTAGTTGTTCTAATTCCATTAATTATAAGTCCCTCGTAGTCTAACTTATGTTAAAACTTACGAGGGCTATTGGTACCTCACTTTAAAAAGTTTAACTTAATTTGTCTTTAGGTTCTTCAATCTCTGCAGCTACTTGTTTGTCTAACTTTGCTCTATTGATTACTGCTCGTTTGATTGCATCAGGACCTGATTCCATTATAATGTACTTAAAGTTTTCATAGTCTTTATATTGGTATCTTATAGTTTTTACTTCTACGTTAAGTCCTGGGTTCTTATTAGACAAATTAGTATCTGGTTGTTCCTTTTCGTTTACTATTTTGAAGTTCTTTAAATCACTGTATTGTTCCCAGCTGATTTTTGGTACTTTAATTTCTTCTGGGTACTCTACTGAACCGTATTTTTTAACCTGTGCGTCTGCTTGTTTTTTAATATCTGCTTCAAAGTCTTGTCTTGCGATATGTCTTGCGAAAGGTATTCCCTTTTTAACTGCATCCTGTTCGTGCTTGATTAGTTCTAATTGGAATATTTCTCTTGCAGTTCTTCTTCTTTTTGATTTGTTTAAGTCTATGTCTAGATACTGTTTGTCTGCTTCTGTGGTATTTCTTATTATGTTTTCCATTTTTCCTCCTTTCAACTTAGTTTATTATCCTGGTTTAGATTTCTATTACACTTATTACACTTAATCGTGTTAGATACTACGCCTTTTTTCTTTCCGGCTGAGATAGTTTTTCTTTTTGTATAATTGTCTGAGTGGCTACAAAAACCACAAAATAATCTAATTGGTGTTTCAATTATTCTTTTCATTAGTTAATTCCTGTTGGTGGCTCTTCTTTCTTGATCTCTATGCCATCTTTTAATTGTTCTTCTAAGTTTTCTAGATCTGTTTTTGCTATCTTTAAGTCTGATTCTAGTAATTTTATTTTGACACTGAAGTTTTTGTCTTCTACTTTTCGATTGTAAGGTCTTAATTTATCTTCATATATTCTGCTCTGTGTTACATGTGTCTTTGCAGCTTCTTGCATTTCAAGTGATTCTGATTTGACAAGGATTTCTGTCTTTCTTGAAGCTATACCTTTTACGGTTAATTCTCTTTCTGTTTTATTTAGTTTTCTTTTCATTCGATTCTCCTTTCATCATCATCTGATAAAAATTTAGGATTAATTAATGCTATTTGATCGTCTACTACTTTACGGCAAAATTTGTCTGGTTTAAAGTCTTGATGTTCTGCGAAGAAAAGAACTTGTCTAAGATTGAATCCTACACTTCTTTGTGTAATTTTGTCCATTGGTTTAATTTGTCTTGCCATTACATTGATTAATTGATTAATACCTTTATATACTTTTCGGTTAAACTACTTATTTGTTTTGCAGTATTATACCATGTATAATTTTTAGAAACATATAATCCATCTTTTCCCTTCGATAAAACTTCATCTGTGTGTTCAAATGAATATCTTAATAATGATTTTAAATGATTGTGGTTTGGGTCTGCCCAACAAATCGATTCATATTCCAATTCATGAGTCACCTCAGTGAGTTCATAATCTACTAACCAACCATTACTATCTGTTACGAAGTCAGTCTGCCCACCGAAATTTGTTGTAATAACTGGTTTACCGCATGCCATTGCTTCAATACAAGGTAGATTAAAGGCTTCTGCTCTAGTTGGACTGACGAATACATCACATTCATTATACAGTTCGTTTAATTGTTTTGGTGTATATTCCTCTGTAATGAATGTTATCTTAGGTATTCCGTTCTCTTTTATTCTAGGAAATAGTTCTTTTAAATTAGGTATGCCGTATGCAGGGTTTAACTTAATGATTAATTCTACATTACTTGATTCTGTGAACTCTTCTAGATATGCTTTTATTAAATACTGTACTCCTCCACGATCCTCTAAGTTTCTTAATCCTTTATTTGCTAGGAATTTAAATGGTACCTGTGTTCTTCCTTCTACTGGATCGATTGCAACATTCATTGGATAGAATGTTTTTAGGTCTACTCCATGTGGGATTACTACTAATTTGTCTAATACTTCATCTGCTGTGTGAAAAGCATTGTCTGTTAGTGTTTCCATTAATGCTTTTTTTGTATGTTCAGATGGGACTATTATCTTTTCTATATTTTCATTGAAACATTCTTGCATTATCCATACCGGAACTCTATCGCCTTCCCATATTAGATATACCCAATTTCTTTTAGCATTTAGATTACTTTTCCAATTGACCGGATGTGTTACTATTAAATTAATGTCATAGTCTTGTTCTTTTTTAATCATTTCTAACTCTTGATCGTTTACATCTCTTTCGAATCCTGGGTATAGACCTGTGATTATTTTACACTCTGTTATTTTATTAAGTTCGTTTACAAGATAACGAAAATGATTGGCATAACCGCTAGAACCGAACATCTGACCTATACAATTTATCATTTCATGAGCAAATTTGTACTCTTGCTAAGTTCTAATTTAGTTGGCATTGGTTCACTTGGGAATAGTTTTCTTAATTCTTCTTTGTTTTCTTTTGTGAATTTTTCTAATTGCTCTTGGTTAAATAATGTGTTCTCTGTTGATTGTGTTGGTCTTTCTCCGCCGCTTGGTGTCATTTGATGAAAATTAATAGCACCTGTGTCTACTCCTATTTTGTAGCCTGCAAGTAATAATTTATATGAAAAGATTTGTTCTTCTCTAAAGCCATGCCAACTTAATGTAGTAGGACAATAGTTTACCTTATCGTGTATTGAACTTTTATACAATGCGCAACTTCTGAAATGATGTGCTGGTAAGATAACTGATTCTGTGTATTCTATTCCGCAATCATCACCATTCATTATGTATTCTCCTTCTTTGTCTAAGATTACCCTGTTGACTATTCCGTTTAAATATTTAGGATCACGTCTCATAGTAGGTCCACTCATTGGAACTGTTACTCCGCTTGCCATATCGTAGCCTTTACCTAGAACTAAGAAAAGTCTTTTAATATAATCTGGTTCCATAATACAATCATCATCTAGTCTTACATAGAATTCGTAATCAAACTCTCTGGCCCATTGGACTATCTTATGTCTTGCCGTGCTTACTCCTTCAGAATGATCTGTTCTGTTTAGATATACTTTATGGTTCTCTTGTTTTAGTCTACTTAATAGACAGTTAAAAAAGTGATAATTAGTCAATGGTGTACCTGAACAATCATCTAGAATCATAATGTCAAATTTCTGGAATGTCTGTGTTCTTAGAGATTGAAGTAATAAACTAAGTTCAGATGGCCTGTCTTTTACATTAATTAGTATTAGTGTTTTATTCATTTGAATTGATGTTTTAAGTTTAATATTAATTTTATATTGAAATCTTTTTTACCATTCCAATTTGTTATTTTATATTTCATTTGGAGAATATTAGAAGTTGCTCTTTGAACAAGAAATGTTCTGGTACTTCTACCTCCTTTAATCCTTTACTTACGAATTGTTCTACCCACCAATCTCTATCTTCTTTGATTATATGAGTCGGATCGTTCTCACAATTATGTGTTCCTTTGAATGGTATGCTTAGTAATATATTTTTATTAGAACTTTCAATTAAATTATTTATTGCGCTGTCTAAATCATCATAACTTATATGTTCTAATAAATCAATGGCTGTTACTAAATCTCTTTTAGTTGCTGCTGATGATTCTATAATATTTAATTTACCTATATTATTTCTTTCGCATATTGAATTATTTATTGCCCAATCAGATATATCAATACCTTTTACTGTGACATCAAACTTATCCCAAACATATACATAAGGTCCTCTACCACAACCAAAATCAGTTACACTATTTGGATTAAAAAAATGTTTCCATTGGTCTACCATTAACCAGTGTTTATGTTCTAATCCTCTATCTTTAAAATATAGTTCATCTTTATCTATTCCAAAGTTATTCAAGATAACGTCTGGTAATTCTACTGGGTTAAACTGTGCTTTAGGATAAGTTCCAAACAAATGTGCAAAATACCAACTCTTTAGATATTCTGGTGTGTGCATATTTGACTTAGCTAGATGACTTTCGTATCTCTTTTTTATTTCAAACATATTAGGACAATAAGCTAGATGCCAGATAGTCGTACAGTTTGTTGCGCCAATTGCCATATTATCTTTAGGTTGTAGTACTGGATGTTCGACTAATGGATATTCTTTTGCATCACTTACCTTGAATAATCTGTTTAAAACAAAATGATTAGGTACTGTTGAATCTTCATGTGCTAGGTCACTTACTAGATGTCTCATTTTTACTGAGTATAGTCCTTCACCATCTTGTATAAATTCTTTTATTTTACTCAAATCTTCTACTACTTCATCAGCATCAATTGCAAGACAAAAATAGTCTGGATAATTCTTTTTAACATAATCAAGATAGAAGTTTCTTTGCTTACCGTTCATTGATGGGTCTTCTTGGTCATACGAGTTTTGGATAATTACTGCATTTAATGATTGTGCAATTTTTATTGAATCATCCTTAGAACCACCATCACAATAAACTATAGCATCTGCATCTTTAACACTTTCTAGTGACATACCTATAAACTTCTGTGCATCCTGTCCCATCAAAACTACAACTAATTTTTCCATAATTCTCTAGCCTCCTGAACTAATTCTTCAATATCTTGAGATTTTAACTCTTCTGTGTCTATGAAACATTTAGCTGTTTTGCCTGCTTGTAAGTATTTTGTGTAGTCTAAATCATTTATTTTTATCCCAAACTTACTTGGATTATCCCAAATAGGAGTCCCAGGGAAAGGACTAAGAAAATAGAAGTCGGCTTGATTTAGTCCTACATCTTTTAGACTTTTAGAAAAATTGATTGTATCTCTTGCTGTCTTTTCTGTTTCGCCAGGTAGTCCTAATATAAAGAATCCTTTTGTTTGAATTCCTTTTTTACTCATTAAACTAACTGCTTCGTAGTTTTGCTGTGTTGTCATTTGTTTGTTTGATTTTTTAAGTATCTTGTTATTGCCTGATTCTATTCCAAAGCTGGCCCAATTACATCCTGTACCTGCTAATATATCTGCTTTATATTCGTCCATTAGATTTGCTCTAGTAGTAATTCTATAAGGTATATC